CAACATCATATTCAAGTGATCAAACAACCTTACTTATGGATACCATAGCTTCTGATACCTTATCGAGAGCAGGCAGAGCTAGAATAACTTCTATTCAAGGTAAAGGGATAGCAAGTTCAGTTTTAAAATTACATGACTGTGCAACAGCAGGTGCTGCGGCTGCAGGTAATTTGGTAGCTACTTATAAATATGGAACTGAAGGATTAGAAGTATATGTCCCTGGTTCAGGTATTCTGTTTAAAGATGGAATTGTATTTAATCTAGCTGGAGCAAGCGGAAGCGTTACGGTAACGATCACAGGAGCGTAGTCGAATGGCTACTATTACTTATACAGTCACTGTAGCTTCAGGGACTAACCAATATGGAACAGGTAACAAGTTCTATATTAATGGTGCCGTAAGTCCTGATTTAAATTTAGTTGAAGGTAATACATATATCTTTGATCAATCAGACAGCACTAATGGTACACACTATTTAGCATTTTCAACAAGTGCAAATAATTCACCAGCTGCACCATATACAACTGGAGTAACGGTTACGGGAACTCCTGGAACAGATGGCAAAACTACAATCGTGGTTGCAACATATGCTCCAACTTTATATTACTATTGCACAGCACACGCTGGAATGGGAGCAACAGCTTTTACTCCTGCGGCAGGATCAATTTCAAATCAATCAACATTCGAATCTACATTTACAATCGATGAAGTAATTGAAGATGCGTATGAAAGATGTGGTGTTCAAGGTATTACAGGTTATCAATTAAAAACTGCTAGAAGATCTTTAAACATTTTATTTCAAGAGTGGGGAAATAGAGGTATTCATTATTGGGAAGTAGGAAATACAAATGTATTATTAGTTCAAGGGCAATCTGAATATACTTTCTATAGATCAACAGCAGATGGTGCAAGTTCAACGACAGCAGGTGGGACTAGTACAACATCAACATATGGTTTAGCAGATATTTTAGAAGCTAGTTATAGACAAAATTACAACAACACAAGTCAATCAGATTCACCATTAACAAAAGTTGACAGATCAACATATACAGCTTTTTCTAATAAAACTGCGTTAGGAACACCTTCTCAATTTTGGGTGCAAAGATTCATTGATAAAACTACAATGACATTATATCAAACTCCTGATTCTTCAGCAGCAGGTAATTATATTTATATTAACTTTGTAAAAAGAATTACAGATGCGGGTGCTTATGACAATGTTGGTGATATACCAAATAGATTCGTACCATGTATGGTTTCAGGTTTAGCGTACTACTTATCACAAAAATGGGCACTTGATAGAGTGCAACAATTAAAATTATTATATGAGGATGAATTATCAAGAGCTCTTGCGGAAGATGGGTCACCAACAAGTGCTTTCATTTCTCCTAAAACTTATTACCCAACTGCGAGTTAATTATGGCTAAGTTTGCACAAGGAAGATTTGCTTTATCAATATCAGATAGATCAGGACTTGCATTTCCATACACTGAAATGGTTAGAGAATGGAATGGCGCGTGGGTTCATAGTTCTGAGTTTGAAAAGAAACAACCTCAACTTCAACCAAGACCTTTTACAGCTGATCCACAAGCTTTAAATTTTGTAAGACCTGCTAGAGTTGAACCACCAACAGATGACATATTACCTAACGATCCTTTTACAACTGCATCAAATACAACATTAACAGTTTCTTTCTTTAACAGTGGATTACAGGCTGATGATCAAATTAGATTTACTGATGTTAAATCTCCTGTAGGTGGAGTTTCGGTTGATGCACTACAACTTCAAACTACTTTGAATGGAGCGATTACAACAACAGATACTACTATTACATTAACAAGCACTACTAATTTTCCAACAGCAGGATTTATTATGGTTGAATCTGTAAATACTGACAGCACTTCTTCAAGTTATGGATCATTTCAAAATGAAGTTATTCAATATACAGGAATTTCTGGAAGTGATTTAACAGGATGCACAAGAGCAACTTCAGTTCCATATCGTGGTAAGACATTAACTAAAACTACCGCTTATGCTCATCCAACGGCTTCTAAAGTTTTTGGTTCTTATAAAGTTGCATCTTTGATTCAAACATCGTATGTAAATGATGCTAACACAACAGTTTATGAATATAATAGTTTTACAGTCACTCTCGCTAATGCAGCGTCAGGAACTGAAACAGGAGGAGGGTTTAATTGTTTTGTAGGACCACTTAACGAAAGACCTTAATTATGGCATACACATTATCAAATTTACAAACCGATATTAGAAACTACACCGAAGTTAATGATACAGTATTAACTGATTCAATCGTAAATACTTTTATTGTAAATGCTGAAAACAAAATTTATAGAGAAGCTGATAGTGATGATAATAGATTTTATGCTACATCAACTTTAATCACAGGTAATAGGTATGTAACTATACCCTCAGACTTAAGAGTGATTAGATATATTCAATTAAAAAATACAAATGTAAATCCAAATACTCAAACGTTTTTGGAGAAAAAAGACCCATCTTATATGGCGACTTATTATGATACACCAAGCACATCAGAGGGCATACCTAAATATTACGCTAATTGGGATGCTAATTTTTGGGTAGTAGCACCTACACCTGATGCTCAATATGAGATCACGATGGCTTATATTAAACAACCTGTCAGCTTAACAGACACTACGGTGAGCACTACAGGCACATATCTATCCAATAAATATCAAGACTTACTTTTATATGCGTCCTTGATAAATGCATATGGGTACTTGAAAGGTCCGGTGGATATGTTACAATACTATCAAGGCGCTTATAAAGAAGCTTTACAAACGTACGCGATCGAACAACAAGGTCGTAGACGCAGAGACGAATATCAAGATGGAGTTATTCGTACACCTCTTAAATCACCATTTCCATCAGAATATTAAGGAGATAAAAATATGGCAAACGTAATACCTAACGCATTTCGTGGAGAGTTGTTCTCAGGAACACACAACTTTGCGAGTGGTGGGGATGCATTTAAAATAGCTTTGTATACAGGATCAATTGCTTCTGTTTATACAACTTCAAGTACAGTAGTTTCTTCAACTAATGAAGTAAGCACAGGTGGAGGTAGTAACTATACGAGACAAGCTTTAGGTTCTCAAGCAGTTGCATCTTCAACAGCTGTTGCTACAGTTGACTTTGGAGATTCAACTTGGTCAAGCGCAACATTTACAGCGGCGTTTGCAGCTATTTATAATGATGATCAAGGAGATAAGTTATGTGTAGTATTAGATTTTGGCGGAGACAAAACTTGTACTAATGGAACATTTAAAATTACTTACCCTGATCCGTCAACACCAGCTAATGCTATTATAAGCATGAGTTAATAGGAGAGTAAATGGCTTTAGTAATAAATGATAGAGTAAGAGAAACAAGTACAACAGCAGGCACAGGTACGTTAAACCTTGCTGGCGCTGTTACAGGTTTTAGAACTTTTGTTGATGGGATTGGTAATAGTAATACAACTTACTATGCTATCTTTGAAGAAGGCACTAACCTTTTTGAAATAGGTATTGGTACCGTAACTGATGCGACACCCGATACTCTAGCAAGAGATACTGTTTTGAGCAACTCTTCAGGTAATACGTCGAAGATAAATTTTAATTCAGGTGGTTCAAGTACATTAAGTGTATTTTGTACAATGCCTGCAAGTAAATCGGTTTACCTTGACTCGTCAGGTAATCCAATAGGAGCAGCGTCAGCTGGCTTTGCATTAGCAATGGCGGTGGCGTTATAAGATAGGAAAAAAATATGGCACAAGATTTTAGAAACGTACTAGTTAGAACAATTGGAACAGGTGATACTACTTTATTAGCAGCTGGAAATTATGATGCAGTAATAGGTATTAGATGTTGCAATATTTTAACATCAACTATTGCTGTTGACGTTAAAATTGCTAAAGGCGGAGCTGATTACTTTATAGCTAAAGGAGTTAGTATTCCACCCAACAGCGCTATTGAATTAATTCAAGGTGGCGCTAAGATTGTTTTGGACAGTACCAATACTTTGGAAGCAGTTTCAGATACAGCTAGTAGCTTAGATGTAACTCTTTCTTATATTGATACAATTAGTTCGTAGGAGGAATTATGACAGCAGTAATAAATGGCATTCAATACATTGGAGGTCAAACATCTCCAGATGAATTTATAAAAAATCAAG